CCCTCGGCATGGTCGGGCTGGCCCGAGGACTGGGCGACACCGCTGTGGGGCCACCTCGAGGCGCTCACCGACACCGCCTGGGCCTGCCTCGACCTCAACTCGTCGATCATGTCGACGATGCCGCCGTATCTGTTGAACGCCTCGCCGGCGCTGCCGTCGGACTGGCTCAACAACCCCGACCCCGACCAGTACACCTCGTGGGAGGAGTTCGCCAAGCAGCTGTTCTGGGACTTCCAGCTCGGCGAGGCCTTCGTGCTCTGCACGGCGCGCTACTCGAACAACTACCCGGCCCGCTTCCATGTCGTGCCCGGCTGGCAGGTCAACGCCGAGATTGTCGACGGGCGCCGGGTCTACTCGATCGGCACGATCGATGTCACCGACGAGCTGCTGCACATCCGCTACCAATCCGCCGTCGGCGACGCGCACGGCCACGGACCGCTCGAGGCCGGTCGGGCCCGCCTCGTCGCCGCCCGCGTCCTGACCCGCTACGGGACCAACATCGCTAACAGCGGCGGCATCCCCAACGCCGTCATCAAGCACCCCGAGGAGCTGACCAAGAAGCAAGCGCAGAAGCTGCAGGCGCAGTGGCTCGAAGCGCGTCTGTCGACGATGGGCCTTCCTGCGGTGCTGTCCGGCGGCGTCGAGTTCGAGGTGTTGCAGATCTCGCCGAAGGACATGGCCCTGTTGGACCTGCTGCAGTTCAACGAGGCCCGCATCGCCGTGCTGCTCGGCGTGCCACCGTTCCTCGTCGGTCTGCCATCGGGCGGCGACCCGCTGACCTACAACACGGTCATCATGGCGCTGGACTACCACTGGCGGGCCTCGCTGCGCCCCAAGGCCCAGACCGTGATGGCGGCACTGTCGAACTGGGTCACACCACGCGGCACCACGATCGAGATAAACCGCGACGCCTACGTCCAAGCCGACCCCAAGACCCGCGCCGAGACATGGGCGATCCTCATCAGCATCGGCGTCCTGACCGCCGAGCAGGTCCAGGTGATCGAGCGGTTCATCACCAGCGGCCAGTTCCAGACCGGCCAGCTGATCGAGACAGGAGTGCTATGAGTGACGACACGACCTCCACTGCGGTCGACGAGCCGGCCGACGAGCGCCCACCGCGAGCACCGATCGAATGGCGCCGTGCCGCCGGACCGATGAACGTGCGCTTCGCCGACCGGATCATCGAGCTGGTGGTCGTGCCCTACAACTTCGAGGGTGTCGCCGAGTTTCCGCCCGGCTCGGGGCGCATGGTCCTGGAGACCGTGGACCCGGGATCGTTCGACGGCGTCGAGCGCCGCGCCAACCGCGTCCGCGTCAACCGCGACCACGACGTGACCCGCACCGTCGGCCGCGCCTTCGCGCTGCACCCGTCGCGCAGCGAAGGCCTCGTCGCCGAGACCCGCATCTCCAAGACGCCCCTCGGCGACGAAACCCTCGAACTCGCCGACGACGGCGTCATCGAAGCCTCCGTCGGCATGGCCGTCATGCCGTCCTGGCACGAGCTGCTCGACAACCGCACCCGGCGACGGATCCACAAGGCCTTCCTCGACCACATCGCGCTGGCCGCCAACCCGGCCTACGAGGGCGCGGTGCCGATCCTCGACGTGCGCACCCAACCGGCCCAGCTCGGCGCCGCCGGCGAGACACCGAATCTCGATGAGGTGTTGGCCTGGATGCGCGCCCGCAACAGTTGACAACCGCTTCGCAACCGCGCGCATGATGCCCGGCGAGTAGCGCGCATCGAACTACCTGCCGTCGAGACCACAGGGTGGGCCGGCAGAAGCGGGTGAGACGCCCCCTCCGAGAAACCACCATCTACGCGAGGAGTCACACCATGACCCGCCGTGCCCCTGGCCGCATCCCTGTTTCCGATCTGCCCGACCCCGTCCGAATGGGCAACCGCTGGCTGTTCGCCGACGGCTCGAGCGTGCCCGTCATCTCTGGCGGCGCAGTCGACGCCAACGCAGCCAACGCCACCGACGCGATGGTCGCCCGCCTCGAGGGCGAGCTGGAGGAGCGCAACACCTTCGTCCAAGGCCTCGTCGCCAACGCCCAGGACGGCCAACGCGACCTGTCGACCGTCGAGATGGACCTGATCGCCAACGCCCGGGCCCGGATCGGCCAACTCGGCGATCAGCTCACCCCGCTGCGCGAGACGGCCCGCATCTCGATCGAGTCACGCAACCGGCTGCGCGAGATTGACGCCGAGATGAACGCCAACCGTCGCCGCACCGGGATCGGCGAGGTCGAGTACCGCACCGCCGGCGCCTACATCGCCGACTTCGTCCGGGCCTCGCTCGGCAACCCCGAAGCGCACCAGCGCATCGAGTACTACAACCGCGCCGCCGCCCACCAGCTGACCGCCGACAACCCGGGCCTGTTGCCCGAGCGGCTGCTCGGCTCGATCCTGGGCACCCTCGACGCGGCCCGTCCCCTCGTCGGCGCGATCGGTCCGCAACAGCTGCCCACCGGCTCATGGTCGCGGCCCAAGATCACCCAGCACACCCAAGTCGGCAAGCAGACCGACGAGAAGGTCGAGCTCCCCAGCCGCAAGATGCTGATCGGCAAGATCCCCATCGACGCCGAGACGTTCGGCGGCTACGTCAACGTCTCGCGCCAAAACATCGACTGGTCCCAGCCGCAGGTGATCGACATCGTCATCCGCGACCTGACCAACGAGTACGGCTTCGAGACCGAGGAGGAGGCCGGCAACGTCTACACCGCCGCGGCGACCGCCGGCCCGGTCGTGCCCGCCGCACCGTCCGCCGAGGACTGGGGCAACGCGATCTGGGAAGCAGCCGGCCAGGTGTTCGGCGCGATGTGGGCCGTCCGTCAGCCCGTCGGTGGCCTCGTCGTCGCCGTCGCCCCGGACATGCTCGGCCTGATCGGTCCGCTGTTCCCGCCGATCAGCCCGACCGGGTCACAGTCGCCCGGGTTCCTCGCCGCCGCGTTCGGTGAGGGCGGCCAGGGCACCGTCGGCGGCATCCGCCACATCGTGTCCGGCTCGCTCGCCGCCGGCACCGCGCTGGTCATTTCGACCAACGCCGCCGAGGTCTACGAGGACCGCATCGGCGCCCTGCAGGTCGTCGAGCCGTCCGTGCTCGGCACCCAGGTCGCCTACGCCGGCTACTTCAAGGCCCTGGTCCTCGAGGCGACCGGCATCGTCAAGATCACCAAGACGCTGTGACGTGATGGCGACGGACTGGTTCCAACCGAATCAGCAGGCGGTTCGCAACGGCGTCGGCGTCGGGATCGAGATCCTCACACCGACACTGACCGGCATCGCCCCGAACACCGCGGTCGTCGGCGGCGCGCAACTGACGATGACCGCCACCGGCACCCTGTTCGACGAGAACACCGTGATCGTGTTCAACGGCAGTCCCGAGCCGACCACGTTCGTCGACGCAACGCACGTCACCACCGTCGTCAAGCCGGCGACCGCCTCCGGGCCGGCGGTGGTCCCGGTGCTGGTCCGCAACGGCAACGAGGACTCGGCCCCGCAGAACTTCACCTTCACCGCCGCCGGACAGCAGCAGAGCGAGGACCCGCCGCCCGAGGATCCGCCGCCGGTGATAGACGACTATCAAACCTCCGGGTCGGGGTGACCGGCCTCACCCGCCAGCATCGGGCCCAGCTCGCCGAGCCGGTCGACCCGCCGCACGGTGCCTGGTGCGACGACGCCCGCGCTGTCGCCGACGCGATGGCGATCCTCAAGCTGCCCGCAGGCGACCCGGCCGAGGAACAGCTCGAGGTCGCCGCCGCGTCGGCGTGCGAGAAGATCACCGCGTTCTTGGACCGCGACGACGACGACCCGATCGTCGGTGACCCCTCGGCGTTGCGCACCGCGCACGCCCAGGTCACCATCGAGCTGTACCGCCGCAAGGACGCCCCGTTCGGTGTCCTCAACGCCTGGTCGGCCGACGAGGTTCCGCTGCGCATCTCCAACGACCCGCTGCGCGGCGTGCACAAGCTGCTGCTGCCCTACAAGTCGGGGTGGGGTGTCGGATGAGCCGGCTGGCCACCGCCCGCAGCGCCATCTTCGACGCGCTCGTGCCGGTGATGGGGGAGGGCCATGTCCATCGCACTGTGCCCGCCCAGGTCGTCTCGCCGTGTTGTTGGATCGAGCGACCGCGGCTGCGTCCCGTCGCCAGCCGCTCGATCGAAATCCTCGCCACGTTCCCGGTCGCCTTCGTTCTCGACGGCGACGGCGAGCAGCAACAGATCGACTTCGACGAGCTGATCGCCGCCGCCTGGGACGCGCTGACCGGGCGCACGATGGCGCCGACCGCGGCGTTCCCGTCGCCAGCGCCTACTTCATCGACGTTGACGCCACGATCCTCACGCGCACGCTGTGCGACCCGACCATGAACGGAGCCCCAGCCCATGTCTGACCCCATCATCTTCCAGATCGAAGCCGGCGAGTTCGGCCTCAAGGTCGTCGACAAGGCCGCCGTCGGCTACCTCGACGCATGGCAGGCGCCGGCCGGCAAGGCGATCGACGTGGTCACCCTCGCCGACTACGACACCGGCTCAGCCGCTTGGACCTGCCAGGTGACCTCGGCCGCGCTCGTGCCGTCGCCGAACGAGTCGACGATCGAGATCCCGGCGACGATGTGCTCGCCGGCCAAGACGATCCCGCAACCCGGAGAGACCAGTTTCTCCGTCGACGTGACCTTCCTGCAGGACCCGAACATCGTCGCCGGCCTCAACCGCTTCCTGTTCGAGAACGACACCAAGGAGGCCTACGTCTACCTCGGCCTCGACGACGGCAACCCGCCGCGAATGATCGGCCGCTGCCGT